TTCGGCTTCGATGTAGTGCGCACCGTTGGCGCCGATGCCCTTGTCGAAGACGCCGTACATCTCGACAATGCCTTCGTACATGTCGTACATGGCGACCTGACGCTCGGACAACGTCACGGACTCGTCTAGTGCCTTGACGGCGCTCTTTGGTTTCATGCCGTCGTAGCCGACCATGCGAAGCGCCTTCATGGTTTCGCGGTTGTGGTACGCGGCCATGCGAAGCGCTTCCATGTCGGACTCAGAATGCCGACGTGATGCCTTGGTGCTCATGGTGTTCTCCTCTAAAATACGACGCGCCCACGCGCGCCCCTCGTCCCCGCCCCAACCAAACCACGCTTGCCAGCCCTTCCCCTGTTCATTCCACGTCGACCCCTCCTTGTCGACCTCGTGGCGCTCAAAGTAGGCAACCATCCGGCGGACCGTCTCGAGACTGACCGGGTCGCGGTTGGCTAGCTGGTTGGCACGCGCCAAGCCGACCGCGGTCATGCCTCGCTGCGACGGCGGCTTCGATTCCCTGACCGCGAGAGCCTGCCGAGCATTGGCGGCAACCGCAGCCGGCGGCGTGAATGTGTCGGCCATCAAATCGCCTCCAATGCTTGCTGGATGAGTTCGTCGAGGTTGCCCGATCGGCGGACGGTCTCGACGGCGTTTTGCACGGTGTTCCAACGTCCTTGATGAATCTCGGCCTGTTGGTCGCCGACGACGTACTTTGCGTAGGCGGACGACGACAGTAGCACTGCCTCGTCGCCGTACAGGTCAATGATGTACGAACGGTTGAGCGCCTCGCTGCCTGCCGTGCCGCCACCCGTGCCGCGGACGTACGGGACGACGATTTGCCCGCGGGCGATGGCGGCCATCACGTAGCGCCGTTGTTTCTCCGACTTCCATTTCATGGACCCGGGCGTCGGTTTCGGTGGCTTCTGCTCCAGCAACTGCGCCGCGGTCAGCTGCGCATAGCCTAGCGTCACGGTGCGGATGACCTCGCCAATCTGCGCCTCGCCGATGCGGCCGAGGGTCTCCACTTCGATGCTGACCTTCATCGGCGCACCAAGCGCAGCGACGTGTCGCACCGGCAGTTGACGTGACCCGGAGGGCCGTCAGGGAACTCGGCGCCCCACACGTCTTCGGTCTTGCCTTCGAGTGGCGCGCAAATCGGGCAGTCTTTCACAATCTCATCGTTTTCCGTGTTCCACACGCGTATCATGTTGATGCCGCGTTGCCCGAGGTAATCCTGATACGATGCCGTTGACTGCGAAGCGGCCCTCGTGGTTTCCGTGATGGCGATCATCTTGGCCCGCACGGGGTCGCTGAGTGGCAGCACCGCAGCGGTCACGTCCTGAATGGTCATGCCCGGCGTCGTGCGGAACGTCTCGATGATTGACCCGATGCGGTCTGCTGTCGTCTGGTCAATCTTCGCTGTGGTCATCGGCACGTGCGACCCAAGCCAGTTCTGCACGTAGCGGCTGCTGTCGTCGGTCGTCATCGGGATGGCGAACTCGGTGCCGAGGGCGTCGAGGCGCTTGCCCATCGTCGTGCCCAACTCCGTCTGCAGCACCGGCGCGATGACGTCGTTGAGTTCGGTCATTGGTTTTTCGCCGCTGTAGATGTCCTTCGCCCATTGTTCACCGCGCTTGCGCATTTCCTTGATGATGCGGTTATAGATGCGCAACTCGTCGGGCGTCATGTCGTCCACCGGCGCTTTCACCGCGTCGATGATGCCGGCGATGTCGGCGACCTTCATCCCCTTGTAGCAGCGGTCCATCACGGCGTCCACGTCGTGCACGGTCAGCAGCGCCGAATCGAAAGTGCAGCGGGGATCGCGGCCACTTTTGATTCGGCGCTCAATTTTTTTTGCGAGAAGTCCCCACTCTGCCGACTTCGCATCGGGCAACACGACCTCGGCGGGTTCCGCCGTGATTTCGGTCGGCGTCTCGGGCGTGCCGACGGGCTCGGCGATCGGCTCGGGCGCCGCAGTCTCGGGCCAGTACTCGTCGAGATTGTCAATGCCAAGAATCTGCGCTGCAGCCCGTGGCGGGATGCCGCCCTGCGTGTAGGCGAGGAACGATGACGCGCGCGCCGCTTCGTCGACTTGGAAGACGTCCATCGTCTCGGGCTTCCACTCAATCCGATAGTTAATCGGGCCAAGCAGTTGCGCGTTTATGACGGAATCGTAGAGGGCGATACGCGGCACGATGGTTTCGCGCCAGAAGCTTTGCCGGTCGCTGTCGGCCGTGGCGTAGTTGGCTGCGCTTGCCTCCAGCATCGTGCGCGGGACACCGAGGGTGGCCGCCACTGCCGTGGTCGTGCGCTCAGTCAACTCGGGCATCTGCAGCGAGTCAATCGGCGGCGTCAGCTGCGTCACCTTCAGGTCAGGCGACCGCAGGAAGAGGAATTTGAATGCGTTGATGATGCCGCCGCCGGCCTTGCCATTGACGTCGGCGCTGAAGCGCTCCATTTCGGCGATGTCCGTGTATTCGGGCAGGTTCATCACGGTCACCGGCTGTGCGCCACCCTGAAAGAATGCTGACGCGAAGCTGGTAGCGTAGTGAGACAACTGCGCATGCTGCAGGGCGACCGCAGCGGGTGCGGTTCCTGGCCCGTAGTCGTCCAAGAACGACGGTTCACGGAAGTAGACGATTTGTTCCGTCGTCCACGGCCCGTAGAGTTTGCCACCGATTGTCGCGGTGAATCGCAGCCCGCTGTACGGGTCGGTGATTGCCGATTCTTCGGGCAAGTACTGCCACGACACGCCAGCGGGATTCAGACAGACGAACCCCGTCATCGTGCGACCCTTGACCACGCGCAGCCAGTAGGCGGCACCGAACACCAACAGGCTGCGCTCCGTGTCGGCGATGAGTCGCGCCAACTGCGACGACCACGGCCACGCGACCTCTTCTCCGTTGCGCGTCAGCACGGTCGGCACGCTGCTGATGGCCTCGGCCCGCAGATTGACGGCGCGGTACAACATCGGCACCTGACGGTATGCGTCCGCCGGTGTCGTGAGTCTGCCCGATCGCGTCAGCGCATCAAGCCACCCGTTTGGGTATTGAATCGGCATCAGATGAGACTCCATTCTAACTTCGGCTTCGCCACCATCGCCACGGCCCCGCTGACCGCGTCCACGTAGTCGTCATGGTCGTAGGCAGGGAAGCCGACGACCTCGTCCAAGAAATTCCGATTCCACGCGCCGGCAACGACGCGCACGCCGCCTTGCTCGGCACGCGCTGCCCACGGCATGGCGCGCTCGCGCTTATCGCCCCGCACGTCGATGCCGCGAAAAGGAACCGCAGCCAACTCGGGCATCCGACGCAGTTCTTGCGTGGCCGCCAATCCGTGCTGCGCCTTTTCGATGCCGTGCGTGGTGCGGTCTTCCCTGCGCATGGTCTCGACCATCACGCGTCGCACGTCGGGCCATTCCGCTTTCATGCTGATGCCGTCGGCGATGTAGACCACGCCGTCGTGCATGCAGACCCGGACGGACGCAGTAAAGTCAGCCGACTGCCGCGTGGATGATGCGAGGTCCCAATAGCGAAACCACGTCGCGCCGATCGGTGCGTGTTCGACGACTGGCAGCCACTCGCGACGGAAGAGCCCGCCGGACATGTCGACAATCTCGCCGTCGATTTCCTGCCGTGCCATCTCCGAGGTCATCGTCTGCCGCAGCATGGCCACGAAAGTGTCGGGCAAAAATGTATTTTCTGCCGAACTGCTGCGCACGGTTTCGTAATCGTTGCCGGAATCGGTAAACAGCCGGTCAACCCAATCGCGGCCGCGTGGCGTGGTCGTCATCCATGCCCGACCGGGTTTCTCGCGCAGCGTGGCAATTGCCAACTCCCACGTGCGACTCTCCATCTGCGCCGACTCGTCAAGCCACAGCCACCCGACATTCGCACCGCGCAGACGGTCAGGATTGTCAGCCGACCGGAAGATGATACGGCGATTGCCCAACAGCTTGAGTTCGAGTTCACTCTTGTTCCAATCGGTGACGATGCCCGCACGCGTGACCAGCTTGATGATGGTGTCAAGCGCACCGAGGCGCAGCATCGGGTAGGTCGGCGCAATCACCAGGCCCGTGCTGCCTGCCGGCTGCCGAAGACACTCAATGGCCCCGGCGCGGGTCTTGCCCGAACCGCGGCCACCGACGAAGCGCCGGAAGCGCGCATCACTCGCCCAAAACGCTCTTTGGGGTGACGTCTGCGAGCTGTGGCGTATCGTCAACGGTGAGGTCGATGACGTAGTCTGTGGGGGTGCTGGTAGAGTGAACATTGTACGATTCTCGGTAGCTCG